AATTGTGCGCCGTCCCATAGTGAGTATGTGATTGTCATTTTATTTTCTATCCTTTTCGTTAGTTGGTTATTTTGTTGAGAGCGATTATTTGCTAGGCTCACCTTTCGGATTATTTGCTAGGCTCACGCTCTAATTCTTTATTTATTTGTATGTCGTAAGACTATCACGACCTACTGACATTTAGACCCATTTGGGGCTAGTGTCGTGTGTGATTTATACCACACAAGGCTCAATGGTAAAGTCCTCGTCATTTCCGACATAGACCTCGCCCTTGCCGTGGCAATTTGAGCAATAGGTAGGGAGAGAGAATAAGTGTTTTAGCAACGCCTTTCGCTCATAGGTAGTCAATTCGGGGTGGTTAGACTTCACGCCCCCGTGTTGATATTCATAGACAATTTTGTCTAGTGTGTTTTGAGTGAGCATTTGATTGCTCCTTTCTTTAGCGGATTTCTTTACCGCTTGTTTTTCTTTATACCTTTATCATAGCAGGGGGGACTGACATTTAGAGGTGTTTCTCGGGCGTGTCGCAAATAAATCTTAGAAAAACCCTGTGAGTTGCGCCACATTCACGCTCATTATGTGCGGTCTATCCTAAATGTCCGAATTTTTTTATAGTGTGTATCGTACAAGATAAAGATATATTAACATTTTGTGAAATCTGAAAAAAATATTTTTTGGGAAAAGCTTGACATCGAAATTATAAATAGTATAATTTTTCTAGGGGGGTCGGGGGGTCAGTAAATCAATAATATTTAAATATATTATATATAAGACCTAAGACCTAAGATCAAGTGATAAGTATAATGATACAATAAAGTATGGAAAAAGTATATCTCGTAGGCGATTGCCACACAGCAAGAATTTTAGAACACTGGAATCCAGAAACCTGCCCAGTAGATTTTAAGGCATGGGGTAAAGGCGGAACATATGCCTGGGGTATAGATCTTAATAAAAAAACGGAAGAAAACGAGTTATCTTCAGGCACAGAAATGTCTAGCCTATATGTAAGTGGTAGCAAGCTTCAGCTAAATTGGGCGGATATAAAAGATGATGGCCTAATCCAGGTATGGCTAGGATATGTAGACATTAGACAATTCCTACCAATACATAAAAATGCAGATGCTATTGCAAAACTACTTGTCGACAAATTTTCAAGATTCTATCCAAAATCTAAAATTCAATTTATAGAGCCACTGCCACAGTTTACGGAGATGCTATTAAAATACGAAGGCATTTCTCCATCATACACATATGAGGAAAGACAAGAGCAGAATAAAGAGTTTTGTGATTCTCTCAGAAAGTATGCAGAGCAGTATGGTCTAGAAAGAGTTATTACGCAGGATCAGATACATGCTGCAGTTGGCAATGTAGAATTTACTGCGGAAATTACTCCAAAAGATAGACCACATCCAGTAGACTGCTTACCAGTAGATCTAAATGGTCCTATATATGATTTGTTTATATCAGAAGCTTGTAAAGTATTAAATATTGCAGTTGACTAGGATTATGGTATAATATTATATGAAAAAAATCTATGCTTTATTAACGATAATTGCGACAGCAATCTTATCAGGTGTAGCTTTGTCTAAATTTTTAAAATGGGCGGGAAAGCAAGAAGATATATTTGATTTTGACCTAAATGAAGATATAGACAATGAAGAACTCTCAGCTCTATAAATCAGTCGCAATATTTGCATGGGTCCTAATGGTATCTTATATATTATTTATATATGCATACGGATATTGAGCTAAATACAATATCCTTGTCAACTACTTTAGATAGATCATATTCTTGTGGAGAAACAAACACAATATAAGAGTTAGTCTGATTAATGATCTCAATATTCTTTTCTATAAACTTATCATATACTTCACTTGAAAACGGGTGGAATAAAAAATAGACACAAGGCTCATATGGAATAGAATAGTCTAATATATCCTGGTTAACTAAAACTATCTCCTTATTCAGTTCTATATTAGTAGACATCATATTCAATTCAGCCACACGGTGTAATCTCTGATCTATCTCAATGCCCATGTAAGAGCCATAGGGAGCTTTTTGAGACATGTTGTATAGAATGACTCTTCCCTTACCAGATCCTACGTCTATGAATTTATATGAGCCGATTCCTGGTTCTTCCCGCAAAAAATTATTGATTTCATTCAGCTCGTGTAACGTAGCATTCTGAAATCCTATTGAATTAGGGTATATGTCCGAATTGTCTATATATCCTGGACCAACCATGCCATCTTTTTTTATCGCAACTGGATGAGATGTATCGACACGATAGGCATCATCAAATGTTCGATAGTTTATGGCATCATTGTGTCTGAATGCTCTGTATTCTTTATTTCTTTCCACGCCAAAACATAATCTTGTTTAATATAGAAGCAATTTTCTTTTCTATACGTGCTTCCATCAAAGCTTCATTAGATTCATTCTTATAATGATCTGTTTGAAAATATGGATTACTCATCATCTTGCTAAAATGGTCTCTAGGCATTTATATCCTCCAAATTGTGTCTTCTACCGCCGCACTTTTTCACTTTTGCACTATATGCTTTTTAAATGAGACTTAAATTCTTCATGAGGTATATCTTTGAAGAATTCTGATGTTAATTCTTCACCTGTAAGACCTGACTCCTGATACTTCTTTACGTTATCGGAAGAAAAGTGTGGGTTTTCAATTAGAGGGTATATCCAGCTCTTTGACAATACATCAATGCTCTTGTCTCCAACTTGCTCAATGTATTCTGGGGTGCCATAGTTGTAAAATGTTCCAGGGTTATCTTCTGCCTTCATGCTAAAGTTAGAGAATGCATATCTTACTCCAGAAGTAACTTCTCTTACACCATGCTCGTAAGGTTTAAACGCACTATGAATAACTATGTCGCCTCTTTGTGGACTGTATTCAAAACAAGGGTCATTCATGTCCCCAGGTCTTTCTTTTACGTTTCCATTTACATCGATATTTGGGTAGAAGATTGCTCCGCCTTCCCATTCTCCAACGTATGCGACTATTCCGTAGTCAAGCTCGCAACAGCTGCTCCAGATGTCTAGCTGAGATAGCAAGTGGCACATATTTTTGCCAGGTGAGTCAGAATGAGTAAACATTCCCTGATCTCCAGGAACAACTTTTAAAAGATTTAATGCAGGATGGATTACCCATCCTGGAGAAAGAATTTCACTAATCATTTCCCACAGTTCATGCAATCCTTCAATATGAGGAGTTACTTTTTCTGAATACCAGCTTATTAAAGTTTTTTCAAAATCAATTGGTTTTTCTTTGGCCTTTGCATCTTTTTCAATTTTTTGCATTAGCTCTTCTGGGATAGCGTTCTTAAAAACAAATATACCGCTTTTAGTCCCATACGCATCTACGTAAGGAGATATGTTAATGCAGTCTTCTCTATCATAAAAATTCATTTTTACCCCTAATCTATATTAGTAATTATACCACGCACACATTATATTGTTTTAAAAATACAAAAGCCTAAACGGAGGCGGATCCATTTAGGCTTTGTACGTGCGTAAGCACACGGGGAACATAAATGCTCTACCCGATTTAAAGTATAAAATACTTTAAATTATATGTCAATCATTTTCTGGAGGAGAATAAGAGGGTGCGGGTCCTAATAAATATCCCTGCTCGTGATAAGCAATCATTTTGCTTGTCTCTTCTTGTCCTACAGAGCCTTTTGCTATAAGCGACATCATGTCATATATCCTATGAAGCATAATATAGTTGACCATAGGCAAATTGTCTTCTAGGTCATTTGAATTTTTATTATTCAGGTCTTCCTGCATCTTGCCACCAAATTTCTCTACCCATTGCGTCAGTTACCTGCATCGGAACAGACTCATTTTCTAAATTACAAATACAATTTTTATCACACATTTTTATCTACCTCTTTAACAATTTTTTGATATGTAGATAAGCCAAGTAATTTTTTATAATCGCACTCAATGCAATATAAGTATATCTCGTCTAAAAGACTCTGATTACAAAAAAGAATGGACTGGTCTACTGGGCATAAAAGCTTTTCAACCAATCCATCTTCTGACATGGAGATGTAAGTTGATACGTATTGTATCTTCATCCCATCTCCTTTACTTTGTCGGAAATTTTAAATAAAATTCCTTAGCTCTTGGGGTCATACCCTTCCAAGCTGACCAATCAATACCGCCATCAGTCATATAGTACGTTATCTCTGCGTTTGTTACTGGGTCGAATAACTCTTTGTTACTCTGTAGATCAAATTTCTCAAGTCTTGTTGGACCAAGATTTCCAATCATATTTATCTGAAATAATCCGTAAGAACTATCTCCTGTATTCCTATTCCCGTTATATGCAAGCGGTCTTCCATTAGATTCACGCTTTGCTATGGACCAAGCTTTTTTAAGGCCTACTCCTTCGAATCCTACAGTCTCAAGTAATAGTTTTAACTCTTCGTCTGTAAGCATCTCAGATGGTTTGTAAATTTCTTTACTAAAGCTATCTAAGACTTCTTGCTTTAATTGGGCTTCAGTTTTCACTAAAGGTGCTACTACAGTTAAAGCGCTAGATGATGGTTGTCCAGAAAACAAAAACAGTGTTGTCACTGCTATTATTGTCCAGTCACGAACTAAATCGCTAAACTGTTGCTTTATATTCTCCATTGGCATTTCCTCCTATAGAGATAACGAACTCTAAGAATAGCATTAAATAGAAACAACTGTCAAGTTAGTTGACTAAAACACTATCTCACATAATGATATTATTAAAAATATTTTTAGCCCCTAGACCATTAAATAAAAGTTTGATACACTAGGACTTCACTTAAAATTAGCACCGCAAGGCGGAGAAAAGGTCGTATATCAAATGTCAAAAACTATTGAAAACCCTTATGAAAACTTTATTGCTTTATCTAGATATGCAAAATGGGTAGAAGCAGAAGGTCGAAGAGAAACTTGGGGAGAAACAGTAGATAGATATTTTACATTTATGACTAATCATTTAAAGACAAACCATAATTATATTCCAAATGAAAAGCTTGTTGCGGAATTAAAAGAGTTTGTTTTTGAACGAAATGTAATGCCATCCATGAGATCAGTAATGACTTCAGGAGCTGCTTTAGAAAGAGATAATGTTGCTGGATATAACTGTGCTTTTCTCCCAGTTGATTCCCCTCGCTCATTTGATGAAACAATGTATGTGCTTATGTGTGGAACTGGTGTTGGATTCTCAGTTGAATACAAGTACATCAATAAACTTCCAGCAGTACCAGAAAAACTTGAAAAATCAGATACTGTAATTGTTGTTGAAGATTCAAAACAAGGATGGGCTAAGTCTTACCGTGAATTGCTTGCATTACTATGGACTGGACATATTCCAGCGATTGATGTTTCTAAAGTTAGACCAGCTGGAGCAAGACTTAAGACAATGGGTGGAAGATCTTCTGGGCCACAACCACTTATAAACCTTTTTGATTTTACAATTGCAAAATTTAAAAATGCAGCAGGAAGAAACCTTAAGCCAATTGAATGTCACGACATAATGTGTAAAATTGGTGAAGTGGTTGTTGTTGGCGGTGTAAGACGATCAGCAATGATTTCTCTTTCTAATATTAACGATATTGAAATGGCGCAAGCTAAGTCTGGAAACTGGTGGGAGCAAAGCCCACAACGTGCATTATCAAATAACTCTGTTGCATACTCACGCAAGCCAGAGATGGAGCAATTTATTGCAGAATGGAAATCTCTTTATGATTCAAAATCGGGAGAACGAGGTATATACAATGTGGCCGCAGCTCAAGCCCAAGCAGCCAAGTTTGGAAGAAGAGATCCAGATATACACTACGGAACTAACCCGTGCTCAGAAATTATTTTACGTCCTTATCAGTTTTGTAACCTTTCAGAAGTCGTATTACGTGAAAATGACACAAAGAAAGATATTGAACGCAAGGTTGAGCTTGCTACAATTCTTGGCACCTGGCAATCAACACTAACAGACTTTAAGTATCTTCGTAAAATCTGGAAAGACAACACTGAAGAAGAAAGGCTGCTTGGTGTTTCTCTAACTGGTCAATTTGGTCACAAATTTATGTCTGGTAAAGAAGATTTAGTTATGCTCGAAGCATTTTTGATGACTCTTCGTGAAAAAGCCAGAGAAGTTAATAGGGAAGAGTCTGGAAAAATTGGTATTCCTGAATCTGCAGCTATTACTTGCGTAAAACCTTCTGGCACCGTTTCCCAGCTAGTAGGTGTATCGTCAGGCATGCACCCATGGCATTCTCCATATTACATTCGCACAGTCCGTGGCTCAAAAGGAGATCCAATTTCTACATTTTTAAAGGAAGTTGGAATTCCAGTAGAAGATGATGTTATGAAGCCAAGCGATACATATGTATTCTCATTTCCAGTAAAAGCACCAGAAGGCGCAATTATTAGAAATGATTTAACCGCAATTCAGCACCTAGACATTTGGCTAGTTTATCAACGTGCATGGTGTGAGCATAAGCCATCAATTACTGTTTCTGTAAAAGAAGAAGAATGGATGGAAGTCGGTGCCTGGGTATATAAGAATTTTGATGAGGTTTCTGGAATTTCTTTTCTCCCGCACTCAGACCACACATATAAGCAGGCCCCATATCAAGAGGTTTCAAAAGAAGAATATGAAAATCTTCTGGCAAAAATGCCAAAGAGCATTAGATGGGAAGACCTTTCATTTTATGAGACAGAAGATGGAACTTCACCCTCTGCCACCCTTGCCTGTAGCTCAGACGGTAATTGCGAGCTTGTAGATATTTCAGCATAGTGGTAGAATTATAGTATTCGGCTAAAGCCGAAAATTCCAGGGGCAAATTGCCCAACAAGGAGATAATAAAATGGCTAAATTTGCAAAAGCAGATTTAAACAAAGATGGAAAGGTAACTATGCAAGAACAGATACTAGCAGCATTAGCAAGCTACGGAAGAGCATTTCTTTCAGCAGCGCTAGCGCTATATATGACAGGCAATACGAATCCTAGAGATTTATTGCTTGGCGGAATCGCAGCAGTCGCACCCGTAATTTTAAAGGCATTAAATCCAAATGATAAGAATTTTGGATTTGTTAACAAAGCCTAACTTATAGTTGATTGGGAACGTCCTTATGCTAAAATTGGCATAAGGGCTTTTCTAATTTAGGGGTAAATGTGGCAGCGCAAAAGAATTTTGAAGTTGATCAAAATACAACGTTCACGTTTGAGGTTCAATACCTAGACGAAGATCAGACACCTATTCAGCTTCATAATCATACAGCAAAACTTCAAGTTAGAGATACTCAAGGCGGAAAAAAACTAGCTTTTACATTAACAGAGCAAGACGGACTTACAATAAGTCCAGTAGAAGGCAAGATAAAAATATCAATATCTGCAGATAGAACAAATAAAATGTTTTTTCCAAAATCCGCATATGACCTAGTTTTAGTTGATCCAAGTGTAAACAAAACAAGATTGCTAGAGGGTTATATGACATTAAATAGGGCGGTAACCGTATAATGGCTACAAGACTGATAGTTACAGAGAATAACCCTCTTGTTGTTGTAAGGTCTTCTGGCGCCCCTGGAAGAACAATAATAAGTGGAGGCGGAAATCCAGACAATACGTTGGGGGTCCCAGGAGATTTTTATTTTGATACAAACACAACAAGGTTTTGGGGTCCAAAGGCTTTAACAAATACTTGGAATATAAACAATAGCTTCATATTGGATAAGCAAATTTCTTTGACTTATCCATGGGAAATGGCACAAATAGTCGGCCCAGTTAATGGCATATATTCAGTTCAGATAAATCATAATCTTGGGTTCAACCCAAATGTAACCGTGAAATCTAGCGCTGGAGACATATTAGAAACTGGAATAGACTATAATAGTATTAATCAAATAACACTGACTATGGCGCAACCGTTTTCAGGGACAGCATATCTGTCATAAGGGAGAAAGAAAATGGCAAAAAAGTTTTTAGTTAGCATTGATCTCAATAAGAATGAGCTTTTAAATGCTAGAATTCAGAATTTAGGCTCAGCCCCATCAAATCCAGTAATTGGTCAAATTTACTATAACAGTGGCGACAATGTTATGTACTACTACAATGGACTAGCATCACCAAATGGTCCATGGCAGTCAATGAGTGGTTCGCAAGAAGTAATTCAAGATGTAATTGGCGCCTCTATTGAAGGCGGAGTTGGCTTAACAAAAACGTACGTTGATTCTACAGGAATCACAACAATAGATTTAGACAACACAGCAGTAACAACTGGTTCATATGGATCACAAACAAAAATACCAACATTCACAGTAGATCAGCAAGGTAGACTAACTGCAGCTGGTGAAGTTGATGTAGCGACAGAGCTTGCAATAACTGGAGATTCTGGAAGTACATCCATTTCATTACTTACAGAAGGATTAACTGTAAATGGTGGAGAAGGAATTGATGTTGCCGTAACAAATAATGCAATAACAATTTCAGCAGAAGACGCCTCAACAACAAATAAAGGTGTAGCGTCATTTGATGCAGCAGACTTTAATGTAAATGCTGGCGTAGTATCTGTAAAAGATATTAATTTAGATTCACAAACAACTGGCGACTATGTAGCAACTATTGTAGGAACAGCAAATGAAATTACTGTTTCTCCAAACAGCGGACACAACGCAGCCGTAACCGTAGGTTTGCCAGACAACGTAGAGATTACTGGTAATTTACAAGTTGGTGGAAACCTAAATGTTATTGGAACTGTTAACTCTGTAAACACTACGCAGATTAATATTGAAGATAATAAGGTAAAGCTAAATAGTAATTTTGCTGGTACCCCAACAACAGACGCAGGAATAACAGTAGAGCGTGGGCTAGAGACAGACGTAGAAATTTTATGGAATGAAACATCTGATACCTGGACATTAACTAATAATGGAACAGCCTACCATGCAATTGCTAGAAAGTATGCAGAAACACTTGGTGCATCTGCCACATCCTATACAATAACACACAACTTAGGCACAGCCGATGTAACAGTTCAAATATTTGAAGCGGCATCCCCATTTGCACAAGTCGAAGCTGATGTAAAAAGAACTAGCTCAAATACAGTAACAGTAGACTTTGCAATAGCCCCGTCAGCTGGAGAATATAAAGTAGTAGTTGTAGGATAATAAAATGTCCAGACAAATGAAGGTTGCACTTAATCTTCTTACTTCTATGGAGAACCCTGATATAGCCACAGTTGGAGATATTTATTTTAACGTAGTAAGCAAGAATTTAAGAATATATAATGGTATTGTCTGGGTAGAACTAACCCCTCCCAGCACAGATCCAACACCATTTTACATGCACACCCATACATTTGATGGAAATGTTCATACAATTGATGTTCAGAATAAGATTACATTCAAGGAAACAAATACTTCTGATTCTCCCAATCTAGTATTGCCGCTTGTAGTCGGATACGATGGACAAAGTCCTTCAATATCAAACCAAGGCGGAACATTTGAAAATCAAACATTGCTTGATGGAGGAAACCCAGAAGGCAGTGTTATAGAAGTACAAGACGAAGTTCTAGAAGGAGGAAGTTCTGCAGACAACGATGGTATAATTGTTGATGCAGGAGGTTCATAAAATGGCATCATTAAGAATACAACTTAGAAGAGACACGGCAGCAAACTGGGTGTCCAACAACCCAATACTATTATCAGGTGAACTTGGAATTGAAACAGATACCCTTAAGTTTAAAATTGGTAATGGTTCAAGATGGAATGCTACAACCTCATATGCATTAAAGGCTGGAGAGGCTAATGGCCTTGCTACGCTTAACTCCCTTGGTAAAATACCAACATCACAATTACCAGACTCAATGTCTGTTTCAGCAGATCTTGCAGCGGCAATTGCCGCTCTAACAACTAATTCTATTGCAGAAGGATCTACTAATAAATATTTTACTAATCAAAGAGCAATTGATGCAGTATCTTTAGCAATATCTTCTGCAATTGCAACTGAGTCAATAAATAGAAATACAGCAATTGCTACAGCCAAATCAGAAGCAATCAGTGCAGCAGCCACTGACGCAACTAATAAATCCGCTACAGCCAAATCAGAAGCAATAGCAGCAGCCGCAGCCGCAGCAGATACAAAAGATACAGTTTCAGCAGAAGCTGCAGTATCTTCGGCTAATTCTTATACAGATACTAAGGTTGCAACAGAAACTTCAAATAGAAATAGCGCAATTAATACTGCAATATCAACTGAAATTACAAATAGAAATACTGCAATTAATGCAGCAGTTTCTGGAATAACTCCTGGCGGATCATCGACTATAACACTTGGAACAGTCTCTACGGGAAATCCAGGGACATCTGTCTCTATTACAAATACTGGAACAGCCACTGCGCCACTATTTAACTTTACAATTCCTCGTGGAGACGTTGGTCCGCAAGGATTAAAAGGCGATACAGGATCGGCTGGAGCCACGGGAGCTACTGGCCTGACTGGGCCAGCTGGAGAAAATGGAATACAGGGATTAAAAGGTGACACAGGTGCTGCTGGAGCTGCAGGTACTAATGGCACTAATGGTACAAATGGAACTAATGGCGCAAATGGATTAGCGGCTACAGTTACAGTTGGAACAGTTACAACTGGCGCAGCAGGCTCATCTGCTTCCGTAATAAATTCTGGTACAACTTCTGCAGCAGTCCTTAACTTTACGATTCCAAAAGGAGCAGACGGAACAGGTGGATCAAGTTTTACTGGTAATTCCGACAGCATCACAGAAGGAACAACAAATCTTTATTTTACAAACGAAAGAGCTTCGTTAGCCAATAATCAAAGATTTACAGACGTATACGTAAACATCAACGCAGCCACAGACGAGATACTTGCATACACAGCAAATAATTATGTAACAATATCAAATCTAGATAACAGATTAGATGGATTTGTTATGGAAGCTGATGCGGATCTAGCGGGAGGGTATGCAAAAATTGGAGTTGCCAGCGGTAAGATATTAGACTCAGTTATTCCTACTACAATTGCAAGAACTTCTGATATAACAACTGCAATATCAAATGTAGTAAATGCAGCACCAGAATCATTTGACACACTTAAAGAAATTGCAGACTATATTGCAACAGATGGTGCAAATGCAGCTACATTAACAAGTTTAGTTGACACAAAGCTGTCATCTACAACAGCAGCATCAACATATGCAACAATATCAAATCTAGCACTAAAATCTCCACTAAATTCTCCTACTTTTACTGGAACGGTTGTTCTTCCAACAAATACAGTTAAAAGCTCTGATTTAAATTGGGAAGTTTACGATGCAGAAGCAAACCTTCCGTCAGCTTCTACAAAGCATGGAATGTTTGCTCATGTGCATGGGACAGGATCTGCATATTATGCACATTCAGGATCATGGCTAAAGATATTAGATACAGCAACTGCAGCATCAACCTACGCGACAGTTTCAAATTTAGCATTAAAAGCCCCTCTTGCTTCACCAGCATTTACTGGAACAGTAGATTTTTCTGGTGCGACAGTAACTGGACTGAGCACACTTCCAGCGCAGCTCAACAACAGTGGAAAATATTTAACTACAGATGGAACATCTGCTTCATGGGCAACACTAAACTTAACAAGCTATGCAACAAAAGCTTCACCAACATTTACTGGAACAGTAGATTTTTCTGGTGCGACAGTAACTGGTTTAACAACCACAATAGAAGATAGCTCTATAACTTCTGCAAAAATTCTAAATGGCGCTATAATGAATATAGACATTAATGCATCTGCCGCAATAGATAAAACAAAAATTGCTGGAACGGCAGTTACTTTGGCCGATACGGCAACAGTTACAAATGTCATGCTTGCAAATAATTATGTTGGAATTAATGGACAGCTAGTTTCTTTAGGATCAATAGTAACAATTCCTGTAGGAGCAAAAACATTCTATAATAACACTGGCACATTACCTACTACTGGTATGGTTGCTGGAGATATTTATATACAATATTAGGATATAAATGAAAATCAATGACGGCTCTAGTTGGCAAGAAGCAAAATCGTTAAGAATACATAACGGTGCCACTTGGCTATCTGCAAAAAAAGCTTACGTATATGATAACGGCTGGAGAATTGCATATCCAAACTTACCGCAGTCACCAAACCTAACATTAATTTATTCTGGTACTTATGCTTCTATCCCGACAACTTGGTCTATTATGGGAAACTGGAATACGGACCCAGCGTACGCACCAGTATCATTTACATATCAGTGGAAACGAAATGGCTCAAATATTTCAGGAGCAACATTGGCAACATATACGACTACAGCCGATGACGTTGATTCAAATATTGGTGTAACAACAATTGCAACAAATGAGAGAGGAAGCACAACAATGAGTCAGACTATTGGAGCGCTTACTCTTCCTACAATATCATCAATGTCTGCCTATGATTCTACTGGTACACCCAGCCAGCCAACAGTTTCAGTTTCATCAAATTATTTAAATTACAGTGGTTCATGGACTTCTTCATCAAATGCCACCGTTTATTCTGTTTCTACGAACAACGGGTCTGTATCCTCTTCTGGACAAACATTTTCTGGCTCTGGCTCAGTCGGCTCAGTAACCGTTTATGTAACTCCTATTAATACAAATAAAACTGTTTATATATTTTGGTCAGCAGCACCTGGAGCTTCCTCTTACGACATTGTAAAACTTGGCAACGGAGTAACTACAACCGTAAATGTTCCCTCTTCATCAACAAGTTATAGCTGGTCTATTGCAGACGGAAATGAAACAAATCAATTTACTGTATATCCAAAATCACCTGCAGGATATCAAGGCTATGGAATGTCTCAATCTGTAACAGTTTCTAATAAAACTGGAACGGCTGGATCTGCATCAGCAACACTTACTGCAGTTCCTGTTGTAGCAGTTCCTAGCGGAGGGTCAGCTTCACTTTCACCATCTGGTACTGTTCAGGCACGGACTACTATTAATGCTAGTACATCCTTTAGCACTGGAAGCCCAACTGCATATGAAATTCAAATAAGAAAAGCAACTGGATCATCACCAGCGGATGAAAATTCTGGAACACAAGTAGCAATATCATCATCGTCTGCTACAAGCCACGTTATAACAGACTCAGAAGCATCTGGAACTCCAGATCAATTTGCTGCGTTTGGTAGAGCGTATAATGCTGGAGGATGGTCTCCTTGGGTTAAATCTAATACAGTGACCTCAACCCCATATGTGGCACCAGTTGTAAGCTATTCAGTAACCTATAACGCAAACGGAGGATCAGGCGGAGACACTGTGCCGTTTAATGCAGGGTCATCAACAGTAGCTCCAGGAGCAGCAACAAAATCTGGATATACATTTGGTGGTTGGTATGACACACCTTCTGCTGACTTTACTTATAATGTTAGCGCTGGCGGAACTTGGACCCCTCCATCAAGGAACATAACAATGTATGCAAGATGGACTCAAAATGCCACTGGAACCGCACCAACAATTTCTGTATCTAATACATACGATGGTGTTATTGGCGGGAACTATCAATGGACTCTAACAATTACAAATACATCTTCAACAGCAGCAACATCCTATGCCTGGGGAATTCAGTTCTCTAATTCAAACGGTGGAACTGTAAATGCATCTGCAACTGGTACTGGAGGATCTATCCCAGCAGGAGGATCTGTAACAGTTACAAGAAATAATGCAACAAATAGTTGGGCTAGATGGGTCAGCATATCGGCAAGTAACTCATATGGAACTTCAGCAACCACATCGACTGGATGGGCATAAAATGACAACAGACGAACAAAAAGAAATTCTAAATGGTAAAATAGAAAGACTAAGCTTTTTGATTGCTGAAATTGAGCCATGGAAAGATGAGGCGCCAGAAGGAAAGCCATCCAACCAATCAATTTTAGATAATCATATTATTGAAAAAAACACATATATTCAAGTTTTATCTCAATTATAAATTTTAATAAGATATAATTAGTAAATGCAGTATCGCCAGGAGGCAACATGGCAAGCAATTTCCCAGTAAGCAAAGACAACCTAGCTAACCCTCTTTCAACAGATGAGTTATCTGGACACGCAGCACAGCATGCTAACGCAAATGACGCAATTGAAGCATTAGAAAATGTAGTGGGCACAACAAACTCCACAGATTCAGATTCTTTGACTTACAAGGTCAACCAGCTTTCAGCATCAGTCACAACTCTTTCTAACACCTCAACAACCATAGAAACTTTGATGGGTCTAGAAGGAAATAACGATCTAACAATCGCAGGAATTCAAAATAAGACAACTATAGACTCATACCCTTCAGCAGACTATCAGACAGCCACATATGCATTACAAATAACTAAGGCATCTACTGGCGAGTCCTATTTCTCAAACATAACAGCACTAAGAGGTTCCTCTGATATATATGTATCAGAATCCAACATTGTAACAAACGCCAATTCACCAATTGCTACCACAGCTTTTGAATCTGCGAATGGTATAATTAGTTTAACAGTCACCCCAGTATCAGGCGAAGTAACTGTAAGATATTTCAGAACAGCGTTAAAATAAAGCAGTAAGAGGAGTCATAAATTATGGCAATAGTAAATAAGAACTTTAGAGTAAAGAATGGTCTTATCGTTGACGGTTCCGTCGCAACGGTAAATGGATTCAATGTATTAACAGAGGCATCAACAGCCTTCATCATCAGCACAGTTGGCGGATCAGCAGATACAGCGAATACTCCTAATACTGTAGTAAAGCGTGATGGCTCAGGTAACTTTTCCGCTGGAACAATTA